GTCTTAGATTGCTCCATTTCTTGTAAATCTCCACGAGACATTTGAACTTACTCCGATTAACCTATGTATAATCTATATTTATTTATAATTATGATAACTCTGTTACAATTAAAGATTGTTTAAGAAGTTATTGAACAGATCAAGCTTCTGTTCATCAAGTTGCTTTTTACTTACCAAAGTATTGATAGTTTTATATGTTTTGGCAGCTTGCTGTTCTCTAAGGATGCCTCCATCCCAGACCCAGTTCTTACCTTCCATAATTCCTTCAACAAAAGCATCAGGAGCAGAAGGGTCTGCTACAATATCTGCAGCAGTAGAAAGCATAAAGTCATCACCAACAACATTTACACCTTCTCTTGTTTGCTTGAGGGAACCAATGCCTCTAGAAGAAACACCCAGTTTAACTCCCTCTCCAATGAGAGATTCTGCAATCTTGCCCATTGGAGTGCTAAGGATTTTAGCTTTACCAATAAAATTGGAACCATTCTCCTTGAGCGAAACAATCTTGTGACTGACGCGATCTAAATTAACTGTTGGTCCATCTGGATGTCCAAGTTCTCCAAGTGCTCTCCCTGAATTAACGTGGTTTTCTGTATACCTAAGGACTTCTCTTCTCAGAGTCTCCATAGGATACATTCTTCCATTTCTATTCTTGAGGTCTCCTTGTAGGAAAATACCCTCAATAAACATGTTCTTTTTGCCGTTTCTTTCTTCAACGACAAAATCAACTGTTTCTATTTCTTCTCTAATGAGTTGCATTGATTGTTACCTCAGGAGTCTTGAACTTGTTGAATAAATGCTTTACCTGCACCACTATCAGTCTTAACTGCCACTTTGATTGACTTTCTCAACTCTGCATATGGTGCATTAAAAATATCAGTTACAGCAATTGAATTGTGGTCAATAGTTGCTCTTGTATTATAATAACCTCCTACATTGGAAGTTGTATTGATATCAGTCACAATTTTATGAGTAAAATCGAAGTTTGACTGACCAGTAACTGTGAGTGATGCTGCATCACCAATAGCAAATGGGCAACCAGTTCCCTCTGGGAAGTCCACAATAGTTGTAGCACCTGTGATAATACCAACTACTCTTTGTGAAATTATAGGTCCAATTGTAATTGTTTCAGATTCATTAGTAGAAACATAATAATTTTCATCTGTAGCTGTTGGGTTGGTTCCAATTGCAACATACACACCAGCAGTTTCAGCAACAACTCTGAGAGCATCAGATTGCTGTGCTATAGGTAGAGTTTGTGCTGAAGATGTGCTGGTTGAACGAACTGTATTAACACCAACAGGTTTAAGAGATGCCATTATTTTTAATTACAAGGTTTCCATACAATATTTAGTATTTACTCTGATTCAACTTCAGAAGACTCTTCTTCCTCTCCACCTTCAATCTCATCAAAGATAGAAGAGGCAACGTTAGGTCTGATTGCCTCAATCCTTTCTGCTGATTTTGCAAACAGCATATCTTTAATTTGATCACTGATTTGTGAGGGTGATTCATTTTTCACCATCAGATTCATTAATTCTTCCATTGTCTATAAAATGACTTCTCTGTTATTTAGAACTCCCCACCTTTGGGAGGTTTGATTTCAGGAGTAGTTGGGATTGCACCAGCATCACCATTAATAGAATTTGGTGGAGCAGCTCCAACTTCTGGTGGAAGTGGTTGACCAGTTGCTGGATCAAGATCCATTGAATTGGGATCAGGAATTATACCATCCTTAATCTCCTTTTCAATCAACTTATCCTGTTCAAGAATCTCAGCATCACTCTGTTGAAGAATATTTCTTCTTATATAATCATTAGAGTAGTACTTACCGACATATGGTTCAATCAATGAAGCAAGATTAATTCTTTCAGTGGTCAGTTCTGCATTCTTGAGTTCTGCAAAGTGATTATCATATAGGAAATCATATTGAATATGATCCTCCATGATCTCCCAATCTTCTGGGGTGATAATATTCTTAAGCAGAAGTTGAGTCTTCAACATATCATTAAACAGATCAGAGAATCTCTTTCTCATTCTTCCAACAAACTTAGAAAACTTGATTTCATCTCTGAGGATTTCAGAAGAACGACCCATAGAGAATCCACCATCTTGCTGAATTCTAGTTTCAGGAACATTTAATGCTCTATAAAGTTTCTTCTGGAAGTAGTTGATATCAGTAATTTCACCAAGGTTCTGACCACCAGGAAGTGTAGTAATTTCTGTTCCTCTACCACCTTCTCTTCTAGGCAACCAAAAATCTTCCAGCATACTCATATGCTTTTTATCATCTCTGACTTCACCAGTTGATGAATCATACACCAACTTGTTACGATATCTCATCATAACATCACGCAGATACTGTTCTGCTTTTACCTTAGGAAGATTTCCAACATCAATATAGAAGATTCTTCTTTCTGGTGCTCTTGAAAGTCTGTAAATAACCAAACTATCCTCAATCATCATCAACTGATTGATAGGTTTGATTGCTTTGTGTAACCAAGAAAGAGTTGATCCCTTGTTTCTATCTACCAATCCTGAGGTACAATAGGCAACAGAATCACGGGTCATTCTGATTCCTTTTCCACTACCAGTATTTCCAGATCCATATCCATTGGTAGTTGACTGGAAACCTCCTGGATTATACAGAAAATACTCATCAATCTCAGGGAAATCATATGTTGATGGGTTGTTTCTATCAACAGCTAATCCAGTTTCTTTTGGTTTTTGAACCTGACGAATATAACGCATCTTAGACGCATCAATATATCTCAGTTCTTGGATACCATCCTGTGGTCTTTTTTGGTCAATGACCTTATTATAATATAGTCTCCCGTCAATATACCAATTTCTAAAAATTTCATGAGACTTACTATCAAAGTCTAGAAGTTCAAGAATAAATTTGAACTCTTCTCTTATCTTCTTTTTGATTCCATCACTTGCCTTGAGATTTGATAACTCAAGACTGACTGGACTATCATTTGTATCTGAAACAATTGCTTCATTAACAATATCTTCAATAGCACTATCACACTCAGGGTAAAGTGCCATTGAACGATATCTTCTGATCAACTCATTTTCATTTTTGTAGACACCTTCAATGTCTACATAAGAACCATAAAACCCAGAGCTAACATAGTGATCCGATCCATCCTGATTAGAAGGAGGGACCGGAGATACTAGACCTGGGGGATTCTTTTCACTGTCTTCAATTGAGAAACCAAATAATCTCGCCATTATTATTTAAACTAGTTCTGTTCTAGTTATTTATCATTGAATCAGAGTCTGCCCTGTGGCTCCCCTGTTTGCCTGTGTAGAATTGCCAACTGTGAAGTACTGAACCTGGAAGATTACCTGGAAGTCTTCAATCTGATCAGTGTTATCATAACTGAGTTCAATAGCACTGACTGAAGTTGGGAAGATGTCATAGAACTTGTAAGTTCTGAGTTCAGATGAAGAACCACCAGTATTTCTGGTAGAATTGGCAACTCTTCCTCTACCAAGTTGAGTTACATAAGCATCAGTCATATATGATGCAGGGTTGGTAACACCAGTAGCATCATTTAGTTTGCTCATGGTGTTCATCCAAACTTCAAAAGCAGTTCTAATTTGGAAGTCTTCATCATTGATGATTGTAACAGTCCAGGGTTCAAAGGTTCTATCTCCAGCAACCTTCAAAGATCTACCCCTGAAAGGGACAGGAATTTCAGCCATAGTTGATGCAGGAAGCTGAGCTGCCTTGCATAAGAAATTAAAGGTTGAAGATTCTCTACCTGAACCAGTCCTCCAGACTCTATCGCCTACAGCACTTGGGAAGGATGGGATTGTGACCTCAAATAGATTGGAGCGGGCACCACCGCCCGCCAACCTATTTTTAAATTGAGATAGTGTTCTTGTGTCTGCCATTGTTGTGTCCTCTTATAAGTTAATTAGTAGAAATCAAAGTGAACCAACAACTTCATCAAAACTGATTCCAGTTCTGGTAGCAACAAATGTCAGTGTGACATAGTTGATTGCTCTGGCTGGTTTGATAAAGATGTCTGCTCTAAACTCATTGTTATCAATAATGTCAGGAGTGTTGTTGGTGCCATCACAGATGACAACAAACTCTTCAATACCTCTTTGTGCCTGAACATCTCTCAGGTAAGGTTCAACAATGTTGATGAAGTTTGATCTAGTTTCATCATCATTAAGTTCAAACAATTGATCATTTGCTGCACTCTCAAGTGCTTGCTCAACTGTGAGGAACAATCTTCTAACATTGATTCTATCGAATGCTGAGGAATAGGCAAGACCAGTCTTATCACCAAACAATACAATACCTTGTCCTGCCTGATTGATTACAGAGTTGATTCTGTTACCATAAAGAGTGTCTCTCTGTGCCTTGTTGGGGTTATATGCCAACTTGACAGCATTGTTGATTGCTCCTCTTTGCTGACCAGCAGGAGAGAACCAAGGGAATGACTCAATGCTTGTTCTGACCATCAGTCCAGCAATGTCTCCATTCAGAGGAATATATCTGAAGGTGTTGTTGAATCTGTCATACATGTACTTGTATCCAGAGTCAAACACTGCATAAGAAGATGAAGTAACAGGCGAATAGAAAGTTACCAGAGCATTAGTCTGTGTTGCTGTATTTGACTGACCAACAATGTTAGTCCTATCTGGTGAGATAGTAGCAATACAATCCTTTCTTATATCAGCAAGAGAAATCAGAAGATTTGCCTTTGCTTGTGTTTCAACAACAGATCCAAGACCAGGACCCATGATAAGGTAATCAACAGAAATCTCATCCTTATTGGAGAAGAGATTATATGATGTAGTCAGATCTCCAAGATCTGCACTCATACCACCATTTACACCATAATCTGCACCACCTAAGAGTGAATAGGTAGCATTGCCAATTACAGCAAACTGTATTCCTTGAGCATTTTGTCCCCAAATACCACCACCATTGGTGACTTTTGTGAATCCAGAACTAAATCCAGAAGCAGTTGGGACTGTGTTATGGAAGGAATCATTTCCACTGGAAAGGTTTCTTCCTGCAAACACATACTGTGAATTCAATGCAATAAAATCCTTATACCAGGACTTGGTTGGCGCATCGGCATCAGTCTCTCCATCAAGTGCCTTAGACAAGAATGTGTGTGTCTCCAGGATATTACCCTGAATACCAGTTACCTTACCCTCATCATCTACTACTGCTACGTGGAGAGCATCATTTCTACCACTTCTCTGTGCAACATAGTTTGTTGTGAGTGGTTTTGGAGCAAGTGTCTTCCAATAGACTGTAGAGTTGGTCAGACCAAGCGTCTGCTCACTATACCAGTCAACTGCAGTTACTGCACTAAAAGTTTCTGCTACAGCTTCTTTACCTGTTTGGATACCAGCATTGTTATAGATCTCAATAGTATCTAATGCTTCAATAGATCTAGAAGGATCATTTTGCTGATAATCAAGATTTGTTTCAGTTCCAGCACTTGAAACTCTTGAAACAATTCTTACATCAATAGAACTGTTACCATTTACAGTATCAGTTGTAACACCAGTAATGATGCCTTTGATGTATCCGTTGAATACAGATGTTGTACCTGCTCCAGGAATAACAGCACTTGAAAGAACTGAAGTTACACCATATCCAGTCAGGATATTTGATTCAGCAAGACTTGTTGTGTTAATACCAATGGTCTGGTCTGCTGCATTATCAATGAAGCAAACTTTAAGTCCATCTGCCCATGATCCTGGGTTTCTAGATGCAAAGTTGAAATTTGTTGCTGTAGAATAATTTAGATTGTAGTCATCATAACTCTTGATCTTAACAGATGTGGAAGCAATACCAACTCCTGCATTGGAGTTCTGAAGACTAGCACCATCTGTTCTTACAACCTTAAGGACTCCTCCATAGGTTAGATACTCAGAAGCAGTGAGCCAGTACTCATACTGTCTATCATTGTTCTGGGGTTCTCCAAATACTTGAAGAAGTTCACCTTGTGTATTGATATCAGTTGGTTCATCAACTGGACCCTGTGTAAGGGGTGCAGCAATTGCGCCAATGTTATCCAGTACGTTATCAGCTCTTCCGACTGTTAAATCAACCTCCCTGACGATTACGCCTGGAGATAATTGAGGAGTCGCCATGTTTTTCTCCTAAAATGTCTCAGTTTAACTAGAAATATTTAGGAAAAAGGGCATTTTGAGTGGGGAAAAGTGTGGTGAACACCTACCAATCAGGATATTGCCAGTCCACAAATGGATTAAGATTCTTTCTGCTTTCTAATATCCTCTTTATAGTGCAGTCCTTACATTCATATGAATAAGAAGATGCAACTGGACCTCTATCTTTTCTAGTTCTATAGAAACTAGCAATCAAATCTTTACTCTCATTGCAGGTTCTACATGTTCTTACATCAAGTAAGAGGTGTCCTAGTTTAATCTGCTCATCAAAGTTCATCACCTATAATCCCACATGTATGACATCTCTCCATACTCTGATGGAGATGCTGTAGACCACCTGTCTCCCTCATCATCCACAAAAGTAGTATCTTCGAGTCCATCATTGATAAAACCAAAGGGTGCCATATCTTGCTCGATTTGATCCTTTTGTTCTTCATATAATCTCTTCCTAACATCTTGATCTGTAAGTTCTTTGAAGTAGTCTTGTGCTACTAACCAAGCATAGATGACTAAACACATAGCAAGGTCATCATTACAACCTTCCTCTGCTTCAAATGATCCATGCTTAGAAATGAATGTAGTCAACTCAGAGATAATCTCATAATCATTGAAGATTAATTTATTCTCTTCAATCATTGTTTTAAGATTGAGTGAACCAATCTTCTTCACTGTCTTAGACATCTTAACACCCAACTGGGTCTTACCGCCAGAGAATCCTTGACCAACAACCTGACCTGCTCTACCTCTCATAGAACACATCAATACATTTTGATACTCTAGATCATATTGAAGAATAGATGCTACTTGATCTCCAACGTCATTGACTTCACAAAGAATGAATGCCTCATTATACTTCTTTGCTATTTCATATATGACACTGGGGAATAGCATAGGTTTGATAGTATTATCCCTATACTTTGATACAACTTTATGAGGAAATTCTGTTATGTCAACAACAATAAAAGCAGAGTAATCGTTACCAACCCCACGTGCAACATCAACAGTAATTGCGTAATCATGTTTATCTCTTGGTGGTTCATATACATCTAAACCTGCATTTTTTTTAATTGGTTGCTCATACACCAAAGACTTTAGTTTACTTGCTGCAATTAATGTATCAACAGAACCAAGGAACTCACAATTATGTGAAACTATTTTATTGGTAATGTATAGGTTTTCTTCCCCTACATCCAATAAATCATATAAGTATATTCCTTCCTCAACTATTTCATTATATACAACTTTTTTTCCTTGAATAATATCATCAAGTTTTAGAGAAGATGCCTTTATCTTCTCACTCCCAAATGAATGATTATCAGAACATTTTATCTCACTTCCATCATCAAAAATAATCCAATGATAAAATGGTTTGAAAACTTTCTGTATTCCACTAAATGATTGAAATCCAGTTGGTGTCTTTACTTTTATATTGTTGTTTATTTTATACATTTGCCCAACACTCCTTTAATATAATACGTTTCATTCCTTGTGGTGTTATATTATAATCACTACAGTATTTCTTACAAAATGCTTGAATATAAGACATTTTTCTTCCATTTTTTGCTACATCTCCAACACCATCAACATGTGGTTGTTCTTGATACAAGTTTCTTATTTGTGTGATTTGTTTGTCAGTAAGTTTTCTACTCCAGGCAATACCTTTTCTTGTATTACTAAACTTTTGGATAGTTTCTTCACTAAAACATCCCTTTTTACCTTTATTCCAAGGCACATTTCCTTTCTTTACTCCCCCAATACCCTTTCTTTCATAATCATCAAATCCTTCCCCACCAGAGGATTTATTCCATCCATTTCTATATGTATCATACTTATCTATATTTTCTATTTCCAACATCTTGGCATCAGACACTTTAAGATTTTCATATAAAATCTCAAATGTATGTGGTGGTTTTAATCTTTTGTGGTCTCTTTTCCTAACATCAATCTGTTGTGTTTGACCAACATATTTGACATCACCATAATCATCTCTCAATAAGTAAATATAATACATAACTTTTATTTTTATTTATAATCCAAGAAACTCACATTGTATTGTATAAATCCTCTATCCTCATCTCACTGATAATATCATCTTTCTCAACTTCTACCAATGTATTACCTCCAACGCACTCAAACTCAACTTTGAACTGTTGTTCTGATGTGTTCTTAATAGTTTGTTCTTTCCAGACTTCATCTCTACCAGGAACTTGAGACCAATGAACATCTGTTGGTGTATAATCATTGAATCCCCTTTCCGCATCATGCCACATACGGTAGAAGTGATTCATACCGTGTGGGGTAGAAACAATGATTACCTTTGTT